AAATTAGGTAGTAGTGTAAGTTGTACAATTGCACGCAACGGTGATTTATTAAGTTGTTTATACTTGGAACTTGATGTTAATAATACTGAAAATATAGCTGAACAAATTTATTTAATACTGCAATTTATTGATTATATTGAAGTTGAAATGGGAGGTCAAGTGATTGATAAACATTATGCCGAATGGATTGCAATATGGTTAGATTTAACAAGCAATTATGATCAACTTATTCAAATGCTTTATTTAGCCGAACGCGGATATAATCCAAATAATACAAGACTTCGCATTCCATTACAATTCTGGTTTTGCCGTAATCCAGGTCTTGCTCTACCATTAATCGCACTTCAATATCACGAAGTTAAAATTAATATTCAATTCGCAAAACAAATCCTTATGAGTTCAGATTCTACACCTTCTTTACAAATAGCAGATACAAGACTTTGGGGTGACTATATATTTTTAGATACGGATGAAAGAAGAAGATTTGCTCAAGTATCACATGAATATCTCATCGAACAAGTCCAATTTTCGAATGATTTGACAGTTCCAGAGAACGCAACGAGCGTTCAACATGAATTGCGTTTCAACCATCCTGTAAAAGAATTAATATGGATCGTCGGGTTAAATGATTATGCTCCTTTTACAGACTATATTCAGTGTTCTTCTGCCTTATTACAATTAAACGGTCAAGACCGTTTTAAGAGACGCGACGGTGATTATTTCACACGTGTCCAACGCTATCAATATCATACCGGTGCTGGTCATTTTAACATGCGATACGGAACGGGTTCAAATTTGCCAAATATATCATACGGTTTAGAATATATCCATATTTACTCATTCGCATTAAAACCAGAAGAACATCAACCATCGGGGACTTGTAATTTCTCCCGTATCGACAATGCGGTATTAAATTTAGAATTCCAAGCATCTGCTGGATATGGATATGTAGGAAATCTACCAGGTAGTTCAACTACATTACGTGTATATGCTGTCAATTACAACGTATTGCGTATTATGTCGGGTATGGGTGGTTTAGCATATTCTAATTAAGAAGTTTACTTATATGTCATTCTCATTACACAAATATTATGAGAATTACAAAAAAAAATCTATTGTTATTATATATTATTTAATTCAAAATGGCAGGTGGTTTAATGCAATTAGTTGCTTATGGTGCTCAAGATATTTATTTAACTGGTAATCCACAAATTACCTTCTTCAAAGTCGTTTATCGTCGTCATACTAACTTCGCAATTGAAGCTATTGAACAAACATTTAACGGTTCTGCTGATTTAGGTCGCCGTGTTACTTCTACTATAGCTCGTAATGGTGATTTATTACATCGTATTTATTTACAAGTTGATATTGATTTATCAAATACAAACCCAGCTTTAGCGGCAGGTGCTTTCTCATATTATGGTTTTCAATTATTAGACTATGTTGAAGTTGAAATTGGAGGACAAGTTATTGATAAACAATACGGTGAATGGATGGCATTATGGTGTGATTTAACTTTACCATTTGACCAATCACGTATGTTAGAATATATGGTAGACCCTACTGAATTTGGTATATCAAATGCTGATCCAAATCGTTTACATATTCCATTACAATTTTGGTTCTGTCGTAATCCAGGTTTAGCATTACCATTAATCGCTTTACAATATCACGAAGTTAAGATTAATGTTCAATTTGAACCAGCTTCTATATTCTCAACAAATGCTATTCCATATACTACAACTGGACAATATTTACAAAATGTAACAATATGGGCTGATTATATCTTTTTAGATACTGACGAACGCCGTCGTTTTGCGCAAGTTTCACACGAATATTTAATTGAACAAGTTCAATTCTCAAATGCTTTAACAATTAACACTAATTCAACAACAGTTCAACACGAATTACGTTTCAATCATCCAGTTAAAGAATTAGTCTGGTTAATTGATCCATCAAATAATACAGCAGACTTTACAACATATCAACCTTGTTCAGATGCTTTATTACAATTAAACGGTCAAGACCGATTTAAACGTCGTTCCGGTGATTATTTCACTAAAGTTCAACGTTTTGAACATCATAGTGGTTGTGGTCGTTCACTAAATTCAACAGATAGATCATCAACTGAAGATGAAAGTAATGTATTCGCTCAAACACATATTTATTCATTTGCTCTTAAACCAGAAGAACATCAACCATCTGGTACTTGTAATTTCAGTCGTATTGACAATGCTGTATTAAACTTATCATTTGCTACTTCACGCGCAGCTGGTTATCCAACCGTTGCTCAAATTGCTGCTGGAACTGTATTAAAAGTATATGCTGTCAATTACAATGTTCTTCGTGTTATGTCAGGTATGGGTGGTTTAGCATACTCAAATTAAGAATATTATATCATTATAATCATAATATATATTATTAGTATAATGAAACTATTTGATAAGTTCAAAGAGATATTTGGAATAGCCATTTTATCTTTAATAATGATACTAATAATAATCTTATATGGGACATATCGTTGTAAAAATAGTAATTTTAAAGACCCTTTTACAAAAACTATATTTCCAAAATCATTGAAAAATTATTTAGATGGTTGGGGACTATTTCATTTTCTATTTTATGCTTTATTAACATCATTATATCCAAATTATTGGATACATATATTCATAATAGGTGTTTTATGGGAGATTATAGAAACTTCAGTAAAAAATAAACCATTTTATATAGGAAAATGTAATGTAAATATATCAACTGATGAATTAAATGGATGGTGGTATGGTAGATATGAAGATATCATAATGAACTCATTTGGTCAATTATTTGGATATTGGATTGCTAATAAGGGAATAACATCATTAATATTTATTCCATTATACATAATAGTTATACTGTTTCAAATATATATGATAAAATAAAATATATTTAAAATATAAGTTATACCATATCACAAAATGACGGGAAGTTTAATGCAATTAGTAGCCTATGGCGCTCAAGATACATATTTAACAGGTAATCCACAGATAACATTCTTTAAAGTTGTATATAAGAGACATACAAACTTTGCGATGGAATCTATTTCTCAAACAATGAATGGAACAATAGGTTTAGGAAATACATTCAGTTGTATATTAGGACGAAATGGTGATTTAGTTCATCGTGTATATTTAGAAATGACATTTAATCAAGATATAAGTAATGCGTGGCGTGTAGGACATCAAGTTATAGATAATATTGAAATTGAAATTGGAGGACAAGTAGTAGATAGACATTATGGAGAATGGATGGATATTTGGACACAATTATCACATACTGAAGCTAATTGGCAAAAATTAGATAGAATGATAGGAGGGTCATTAAAGGATAGCAATAATCCAAATTATACTAAAGTGTATGTTCCATTACATTTTTGGTTTTGTCGTAATCCCGGTTTAGCATTACCTTTAGTAGCATTACAATATCACGAAGTTAAAATTAATATTCAATTGAATAATTCATTCTTAGTAACATCTGGTAGTTCATTCACCCCATCAAATGCTCAATTATTATATTGTGATGTTTATGTAGATTATATATATTTAGATACTGATGAAAGACGACGTTTTGCTCAAGTATCTCACGAATATTTAATTGAACAAGTTCAATATTCAAATGGTATTAGTATAACACCTAATTCAAGTACTACAAATAAATTATTTTTAAATCATCCTGTAAAAGAAATAGTATGGGTTGCTAAAGATAATAGTGGAACAAGACATCCATTTGATTTTTGGGCTTCTCAAGGTTCATTATTAGATAATACAACTATAGCACAAATTCAATTAAATGGACAAGACCGTTTTCAACAGAGAGATGGTAGTTATTTCCGTCTTGTTCAACCATATCAACATCATACAGGTGGACATAATCAACAAGCTAGTGATCCATCAACAAATAGTAAGCCATTAGGTGGATTTTATGTATATAGTTTCGCATTAAATCCAGAAGAACATCAACCAAGTGGAACTTGTAATTTTAGTAGAATTGATAATGGAACTTTAGAAATTAATACTGGTTCAAGTGCGAGAGTATTACATTATTACGCAGTAAATTATAATTTGTTAAGAATAATGAGTGGAATGGCGGGCGTCGCATTCTCAAATTAATTTTTGCGTATTTTTAAAATATATATGACGAATATACGTAATATATACTTAAAGATTTCATATATAAAATTGGTTATAGAAACACTCAAAATGGCTAAAAAATCTACTCCTGCTCCACAAGCAACTCCAGCTCAAACCCAACAATCTGCTCCAGCTACTCCAGCTCCAGCACAACAAGCAGCAGCAACAACTCCTGCTCCAGAAAAGAAAGCACGTGCTCCTTCAAAGAAGACTGATGCTTCTCCTGCTCCAGCTCAACAAGCAGCACCTGCTACTCCAGCACCAGTACAACAAGCAGCAGCACCAGCTAAAGAAAAGAAGGCTCGTGCTCCTTCAGCAAAGAAGGAAGAATCTACTCAACAAGCAGCAGCACCAACTACTTCTGCTCCACAAGCTTCTGGTGAACAATCACACGAAGAACAACCACAATCTGTTGAAGTTTTATTCCAAACTTTAGTTAGTCAAGCTGAAGCTTTAATGGAAACTCAAAAAACTTGGTTAGCAACTTTACGTCGTGCTGTTAAATGTTATACCCGTGAAAGTCGTGAAATGGCTCGTGCTAATGCTCGCTTAGCTGCTAAACGTGCTCGCCGTCAAAATGGTGGTGATGGTCAAAAGCGTGCTCCATCAGGCTTCCAAATTCCAACAAGTATTTCAGATAATTTATGTGATTTCTTAGGTGTCGCACACGGAACTAAGATGTCTCGTAATGTTGTTACTAAGCAAATTAATAACTACATTCGTGAACATAATTTACAAGTTAAGGAAAATCGTCGTAGTTTTGTCCCAGATACTAAATTAGGTGGTATCTTAGGTAAATTACAAGATGTTGATGCTTCAACTGGTTTCACTTATTTCAACTTACAACGTTATATTTCACGCCACTTCACTTCAAATGCTGCTTCAGCAACTACTGTTAGTTCAGCTCAATAAAATACTCTAATAATCGTATTATATTATTGTATAATTTGATTATTATAAAAAATTTGCAAAAATTTGATTAAAAATTATTTAAAGTTTTATGACGTATTGAAAACAAACAATTAAGATGTCTTCCTTTAACGCAAACAATATGAACACTCAATCCGGAAATATTTATCGTGCTAATAATGTAGATTTTACTAAGTTCACATTTAGCGAACCTGTAGCAAACAAATATGGCGGCCGCTCAAGCCGAGTTAAATACGCTGGTCAAGATTTCTTCATTCAAACTCCTCGTATGAGATTACCTTATGGTCTTGGTAAATGGGTTGATACTACTAATCCAGACAAAGTCAAATATTCTGTTGACTTCTCATTATCAGGTTATAACAAAAATAAACCAGATGAATATAACCCACGCACTGCTGAATTCTTTGATTTCTTAAGTAATCTACAACAATGTATGATAGATAATGGTATTAAAAATGCTATTACTTGGTTTGGCAAGCCAAGTGAAACCGTTCGTAAAAGTATTGAAAATGACCCTGATACTTATATTCGTGATTTAATCAAATATGCTAAAGATAAACAAACTAAACAAGTAACTGATAAATATCCACCAACATTTAAAGCACACGTTGTTACTTGGGAAAATAAATTCATCATTAAAGCTTATGATGAAAGTGGTAAAGAAGTCAATGACTTTGAAACTGCTTTCGTCAAAGGAACTGAAGCAGTTGCTATATTAAAATTAAAAGCTGCTTCATTCCAAGGTAAAAGTGCTGGCTTAAAGTTTGATTTAGTTCAAATTAAACTATATCGTCCAGCTGGTATTCCAGACTATGCTTTCATTGATGATGAAAATGATAGTAAACCTATTCGTAAGACTGCTTCTATGGATGATGAAGATGATAGTGATAGCAAACAAGGTTATTCAAATACAGTAGAAGATAGTGATGATGAACCTGTTCAAGTAAAAGATGAATTAGATGATGATGAAGAAAATGATGAAGAAGAAGATGAAGAAGACGAACGTCCTCCAACTCCTCCTCCAGCAAAGAAAACTACAAAAAAATCAACTGAACAAGTCGCACCTACTAAATCAAATGTTGCTAAAAAGAAATAAATAACACATACGAGTTAATCATATAATATATATTATATCAATAACTCACACAACAATTTTTTATTTTTATATAATATAAATATGGGTAAAAAAAATGAAAGGCGGTGATGGTGGTGAAGTAGCTGTATTAATAGCCGCATTAATTTTTTATATAGGATATCAAATAGGTAAATTATTTAAAGAAAAACTAAATGTAAGTACTATAGTAGCGGTTATATTAGCTATAATATCAATATTTGTTATTATATTTTTATCATTTACATTATATATGTGGTATACAAATTCCAATAACAATACAACGGTATCATCTACAACCAATTAATACTTATTTTATTTACAAATATATATTATAAATATGCGTAAAAAAATGAAAGGTGGTTATACTTATGGTTCACATAATGAAGATAGTAGTAGGTCTTTTAATATAAGTGATGAAGATAAAAAATTATTTAAAATAGCTATTATCTGTTTATTAGTTTCTTTAATTTTATGCTATTTGTTGTATAAATTAGCGAATTTATTAAGTCCTAAATTAGGTATGCCTGCTACTATGGGAATAATGGTAGGAATTATTATAATAATTTTTTTAGCTCTATATTTTGGTTTAAAATGGTATAACTCTACAACTAATTCAATATCAATAACCCCTTCAGTACCAGTATAATCTACAGCTATTTGATACTCATTTTATTTATATTATGACAATTCCAAAAATACTACAACATTATCATCTACAACCAATTAATACTTATTTTATTTACAAATATATATTATAAATAAAATATGACTGAATTCTATTTAATTATTCCATTTTTTCTTATTGTAGCCCTCGCGGCAGGCTTTGTTCTATGTAGAATGATGGAATTATGCTCTAGATATACGTGGCAAGGTGTTTATATGGGATATTGTGCTTGTATATTTGTAGGTCTTCTAATAGCATTAATATTTAAAGATGAAATTATTAGTGCTACTTCGATCATTATATCAAGCGCTCCATTATTAAGAAATATACGTATATAATAAACTTATGATACGTAATTATCGTATCCTTGATAAAATTGGCTCAGGAACACACGGTATAGTATATCGTGTTGAACACACCTCAACTCATCAAATACTTGCTTTGAAAGATATGTATTTACATAATCTTTCAGATAAAGAACAAGAACAACTCGTTATGGAAATATGTATTCAAAAATGTAATACAAGTCCATATATCATAAAATATATTGATTCATTCATATATAATGAACATGTTTATATTATATCAGAATATGCGTCAAATGGTGACCTACAATCATTAATTGATATTAATAAAAAAAATAATAAAAAACTAGATAATAACTTCATATCCAAAACTATACTCCAAATCATTTTAGGACTAACCTACTTACATAAATATCATATAGTTCATCGTGACCTTAAACCATCCAACATATTCTTTGATAATAACTGGAATGTTAAAATTGGAGACCTTGGCATCGCTAAATTCTTTCCCGATAATAATCTATTACACTCGTGTATAGGCAGTCCACTATATATGAGTCCCGAAACATATTCTGGTGATGGTTATAATGAACTTACTGATATATGGTCATTAGGTTGTATATTGTATAATATGCTGACATATGAAGTACCTTATTCTGCTAACAATATATTACGACTTGCCTATTTAATAAGTAATGAAAATTTTAAACCTATTAATGATAGAAAAGAATGGAATAGTCTCTTAGAAAACTTATTGAATAAAAATATTAAATTCAGACCTACAGCAATAGAATTAGCAGCAAATGATTTCCTAATATCTAAATCCGGTATGACTTTAAATAATATAAAAAATATAATAAATTCATCAAATCGTATTGAAGAAAATATTATTCAAATATATAATGATATTTCCGGTAATATTGATAACCAAATTGACAAAATTAATAAATTTCATCTTAAATATACTTTAACTTTACCACCTCTCAATATAAATAAACGTCATAGTGACTCTAATATTAATAAAATCACTGTTTCATCAAGACGCCATAGCGAACCTAATCCATCATATAAACTTCAATTACCTCCATTAACTCATCGGTGACGTCTCTTTGATGACTTTCTCTTATTCTTACTTGAACGTCTCTTTGACTTTCTTTTACCTCCTTTCATCACTAATGAACCACTCATTAATTCACCATTAAATACTGGTGGAACACGACTATCATATCCAACAACTACCGCTTGACCTGCTATTTGTTCTAAACGTGGATCTAAAAAATATCCATTACCACCACCGCTCATTTTTTTACTATTACGACGAGAACGTCTCTTACCACATAAAGGCATTGTTCTTCTAACTCCTGCTATCATTATTATATTATATACCACGATTATTTCTTCTTATCATATAATTGTTGTAATGATAAATCACCCCAATTATAACTCAACCATAGATTATACATTACATAATCTATTGGATCTGTTTTATTCATATAAGGATCATATACCTTAAGTCTATTCATCATCGTTTTTCTAAAATCTTCTAATTTATCAGTATACCATACTTGCTCATCATCATCCTTCTTTTCTTCTCTCTTTTTTCTATATTGATTCGCTAACATATCTAATCCATATAATCCTTTAGAATTTTCCATTTAGAAATAACATACATTATTTTTCTTCAAAAAAATATTCAAATAATATTATAAAAAAATATGTTCCCTGTTATGGATAATGAAAAATTAACCAATCTATTATTCTTTAATCTTATCATTAATATACTATCTATAGTCTTCATTCTATATATTTATCGTAAATTACGCAATAATCAAGGTCCACCTGGTCCTCCTGGTCCACCTGGTCCTAAAGGTGATGTAGGACCGTCATCAACACAACAGACAACATCATCTAAATAAAATAATTTATTCATTATAATATTCGATAGCTTGTTTTGAATATTGTTTTTCAATAAATCAATTATCTCTTCTTCTTTCACATTACATATCAACAAATAACCTATTATCTCATAAATATGTATATTCATACTTATGTGATATAAAGAAAACAATTATTTTTATTTTACATAAATGAATACACCCTTGTATCTTAATGACTTCATCATTCATAAAAATATTGCTCTTAAATTAACTGCTTTTAATCAATATGTACCTCATATGATATTTTATGGCCCAACCTCCTCAGGTAAAAAAACCCTAATATACGCAATGATAAATAATATTCATAATAATAATAATCCAATTCAAAAATATAGAAACATCAAGTTTGATGATATAACTGTTAATGGTAATCTCATTCCCATTAATTATGTTCAAACACCATATCACTTTGAATTCAATCTATCTGAGTATGGATTATGTGACGCTGATGTTATTATCAATTATATACAAAAAATAGTTGAATATAAAACTATTGATAACTCATTCCATATTATAGTATTACATCATATTGATAGACTATCTATTGACACACAAAAAACATTATTATCACTTATGGATAAATATATATTAACTACGCGCTTCATATTTATAGCTAATAATATACAATCTATGTATAGTTGCTTTAAATCACGCTTAATTGAAATAAGAGTTCCATCGCCTGATAAAAATATGGTATATAAATATATCCAATATTCATATCCATCACTACATAATACACAAATTGATAAAATTATAGAATACACTAATTATAATTTATTTAACCTATGTAATCTATTACCATATATTAAACAATCCATAGATACAAATGCGAATTCATTATTAACTGACACTAAATTAAACGAAATATTACAAACACCTAACATAAAATCCATTATTAATACACTTATTCCACATATAAAAGAACGTAGTATCACATCCATTAAAACTATACGTGCTATATTATATGACTTATTATTATCAAATATACAGATTAGAGATATATTTAGTAATATTGTTGACTATGTTATGAAACATCCTGATATACCAATATCGTCTAAACAATCATTTATTCAAGATGCTAATAATATTGAAGTTGGTATCATTAAAATTGAATATAATATTATCATTATAGAATTTTTGGTATTTAAAGTTAAAAAGCTATTTCTTCAACATAATGTATGAACAATATTACAAAATATTAGAATGTTCACCTAATGATGATATCAAATATATACGCAAACAATATCTTAAATTAGCACTCAAATATCATCCTGATAAAAATAAAGAACACGGGGACCGCTTTCGTGAAATTAATGAAGCATATCAATTTATTTCTTCTTCTAACAATGATATTAATAATACTATATTACAATCACCTGTTGATTTATTAAGAGAAATACTTTCGCATTATGATAATGATTTGGCTGATATTATACACGATACATTGTCATTATTATCTCCAAATAGTTCAAATATTTCAGATTTATGGAAACAAATTATTAATATACCTAAATATGATTTAATTAAAACTGGTACTAGCTTAGTTAAACAATATTTAGAAAGAAAATGTTCTATTACTAATCACAAAATTTATAATTTATATATAAATGATGATGAATTAAAAGAACAGTATAATATTGAATGTTCAATTGACTTTCTTACTAAATATTCATCAATTGAACTTTTTATAAATAATCAATTTATTAATACTTTTGACCTTAAATATCAAAATATTTCAATAAAATACAATAATACTATTCATGAATTCTATTTTATAGATAATTTTTTATCCGGATTTAAAAGAATTAACAAATATGATTTATTATTAGAAATAAATGATATATCAGTTAAATCTATTGATAATATAATATCAATAAATCATCCATTTATCAATAATAAAAATTTACAATTTTCTATAAAAGTTGATTCTACTTCTAATATCTATTTATTTAATAATATTGGTATTTGGAATCCAACTATTAATAATTATGGTAATATATATGTCATATTAACATTTATTAATAATATTTATTATAATGAATATGTTACAGTAACACACGATTTTATTAATAAACAACCAGATAAAATATTATCAATTTATGATATATTTAATGAATAAAATATATATACATCTAATGACAGTTTTTTATGATATTCAACCTTTATTTAATAAAAATATGAAAGATGCTTCTATAAATAAAACTAAAAAAATTCATATTAATAATCCCATAGACCTTAATTCATACTTTATATCTAATAACTATGTTCCTATTATTAATCAATTCTTCACTAATAAAGAAACTATTACATACAATAATGGTCGCAATACTATTCTAATTAATTTATTTACTACTACAAATAAAGAATATAATATATGGAACAATAACGATTATGATATCTTATATTTGAATGTTATAATGATGTTATCATTAATGGACTATGTTAAAACAACAAATAATAAAGTTATTATACATTTTTATCCTACAAAGTTTAAAAAAGAATGGAATGAACGTAATTTAACTCCTGAAGTTATTAATTCAGGTTTTACATCACACGGTAAAGATAAATATATTCTCATATATCGTAAAGAAGAATATAATAGATTATTATTACACGAATTGATACACTATTTATTATTAGATAGTGCGATGGATAATAAAATATGGTCATCCACACATATGAAAATATCATTAGATTATAATATTTTTAATCATATCAATTTATTTGAAACATATACTGATACGTGGGCTATTATATTATTAATAATAATGACGCATATTATAGAACCTAAATTATCTTTAAAAAGTTTATTAAAAAAGGAGAAAGAACACATATTATGTATGGTTCAACAACTATTATATCAACTTAGTATACCTGATATAGATAGTATTCGTATTCATACGTGGGTTCAGCATACATCAGCTTTATCATATTATGTATTTAAATATGGAACATTAAATATGGATGATTTTATAACAAAATATCCAATTGGTATAAAATTTACTAAAGAAAAAGCAGATGAATTATATAGTGATATTCGTAAGGAATTAAATGGAAAATTTATAGAAATGAAGGATAATTGTAAGAGTGCTAAATTATCATATTTAGGATATGATGTATAAATAGACATAAATAATTGTCAATTTATAATAAGATATGGGTGTTAAAAATTTGAACTCATTAATTGAAAAATATAGTCCAAATGGTAAATTAAGACAACATCTATCTGTATTTAACGGAATGACTTTTGCTGTAGATACAAATGTTTATTTGTATAAATATTTGTATGGTAAAAGTAATCATATAGATGGGATGTTTTTTATGGTAAATAAATTTAAGAAATTTGGAATAACACCTATATTTATATTTGATGGAAAACCACCAACTGAAAAGACAAATACAATAATCCAAAGAAGAGAAGCTAAACAGAAATTACACGACCGAATATTGGATTTAAAATCACAATCAATTAATAGTGATGATGGACAAGAAATAAAAGATGAAATTTCTAATATTGAAAAACGTATAGTATTTGTTAGTATTGATATTATACAATCTACTAAAGAACTATTTGATTTAATGGGTGTCTCATATATAGAAGCTACAAGTGAAGCAGAACAATATTGTGCTAAATTGAATCATATGGGTCTCGTTAGCGGAGTTGTATCAGAAGATATGGATACTATTGCTTGTGGAGCTAAAATAGTTTTACGAAATTTTAGTAATAGAGATGATATGGTTGATGTCTATTATTTAGATAATATTCTTACTGAAATGAATATATCATATGATTCATTTATTGATATGTGTATCTTATTAGGTAATGATTATATACAAAGACCAAAGGGATATACACCCACTGAAATATATATGGATATAATGGAATATCAGCGAATAGAATCAGTATTAAATAATAGAGAAAATGTTAAATTGGGTAATAATATACCAAGATTACGTGATTTATATTTGATAAAGGAAGTGGATGTAGATGAGACTATAATATATGAACAAAAGAATAAAAAGTGGGACACTATAAATCTATTAAATTATATGAAAGAAAATTCAAGTATAGATGAAACTACAATAAAACATCGTATTAATAAAATGTATAATAGTTTTTCAATGAGTTTAAATAGTCCTATAAGTAAAAATTATAATTTTTGGAGATAATCATATTCTATTCTATATAAAAAAATAGAATATAGTTATATATTATAGTCTCATCTACATCCACTTCCTTTATCAAATATAAATCACGTAATCTTGGTATATTATTACCCAATTTAACATT